ATGTGTGTATAATACTATAGTTTGAGCATATTGTCAAGCGTGGAATAGCTTATGTATTCCACATTCGGCAATTTCTTATTATTCTCCCATTCTTCAATAGGAGAATTAACGGCATCTCTACCATCATTAAATTGGTTAACTTTGTAAAATTTGATATCTGGATTCCATCTGAATAGTGTGTACCACTGTCTAATCCAATTCACAGCAGGTGTTGGACCGTTCTGTGATGCTGTATAGTGTTTTGTTGACTTGTACATGTTGTTAATAAACTTAGTAGCACTCAATAAATCATGGCCAATTAAGAACACTTCTTTTGGTTGTTCTCTCTTAACTGCAACATAACCAGATGTAGGTCCACACGACCAACCATGGTCTTTTGGTGTTGTCTTATCGCCATCTTCATCAACCATCACATCCATAAGTGAGTGTGATTGGTCATCTTCACTAATCCAAGAAACCTTTAATGTGGCATTGTTCACATTCTTTTCATAAGTTTCTCCGTTTGTCTTAATCATCTTAACAATGCCTTCTAGTTTAGCACCATGCATTACAAACTCTTTACTATTACCTTTTTCATTAGTAACAAGTATATCTTTCAACATGTGTTTGTCTTCATCTGCCAAACCTGACATGACCATCATATCATACATCATAAATGGTACTCTTGTCCAATCTCTAAAATAACATGGTATTTTATCTGCGACACCAGAATGATACACTTCATGCATGATACCTTGGTCAACAGCAGTTAAAACATCTGGTGTAAAATCTCTATACAAGGCATTACAACCATATATCTTACCATACTGTCTAAGATTTTGTAAACTATAATCTCTACGACTTTCGCCGTTACCTATACAGAATACTCTACCACCAGCCATGTGCAACCCCCAATCCAAATACATTGACTATTGCAAAGTAACCTACAAGTATAGTAGGCCATGCTAGTTGGCGTCTGTAGTGTGCATAGAAGGCTGTTACACTACCGATAAAGAAACCAGGATATACTATTCGCATATCTGGATTATCAGCTGTAAAGGCAAGTGTCAAACTTGCACCAACTGTAAATAAGAAACTTGCTAACTCAAAATAGAAGGCCACTTTATCTGATTGATAACTTGATGACCAAAATTGTTTAATCTTTTCCACTTTAACTCCCATAATAATGATTTAATAGTCCTGTTACATATACGAAAATAGCAACACCGTTTAGAAATATCAATGCACGGTCATGCCATAACATTCCTACAATCAACCAACCGGTAACACCTATACCATGAATAACTATGTTAACAGGAAATATGTTTGCACTTGTTAATGCCATACCGGCAATAATAAACATACTTGATACCCATTTAATATACCATGATAAGTCACCTTTTGGTGTAATCTTTTTGAATACTCTAGTAGAGTTTAATTCTTTTATCTTATCGTCTAATTTCTTTCTTACTTCTTCAACCACTGACAAATACCTCTTTCATAATCTCTCTCATCTCTACCATATTATATTTCACAAATGGTTTCATTTTTATTAATTTCTTTTTTACTTCTGGCCATACAATGCGTTCACTAATTTCTTTGTCCCACTTTTTACTGAAACCAATAATTTCGTCCATAATGTATAAACTTTGGATGTTGATTTTCTTTCTAAGATAAAGTTTAAGCAATCTAGGATGCTGCCCACTATTAGGCTGTAAAGCATTATCAAAAGAAAGACCATTAGAAAAGAAGTCATCATAACAAAGTACAGCATCGCTTCTAAAATTGTAACGATAAGCGTCTTTATATTTCTTCCAAGATTTATACTCTTCTGTTCCATCATTTCTTACTAGGTCACCAATCCACTTATTAGAATTGACAATGAAATTACAAACAAAATAATCCACAATCTCTCGCTCATCAAATCTTTGAGATAACTTATGAAAAAAATGCCTATCATTCCGTTTCGTAAAGCTTTCAAGTTTAACATTAACTTTGCCACCATATCTTTCATAATCATAAGATTTAGCAGTAAAATGGTTTTTAACTGCCAAATAAATTTTGTAAACATCGAATCCACCATACATATATTATATTCTTCTTTTTCTAAAATACCTTCTCCATAAAGCCGACCTTGTCATTGACACCACAGTAAATATTAATGCAATACCCATACTGTCAAATATACTAGGGTGTAAATCAAACAATGGAAATATTAATAACTGTATAAGAACAGCCAATATAAAACCACTGCCTACATCAATAACACTTTCAAGTATATCTCTATTCATAATCTAATAGATACTTAGCACTCATTGGAAAGTGGTCTTTTAAGTGTTTTGCCATTGGCATTGTTATCATTCTAGTTTCTGCCTGTGTGTCATCTTTGTTTCTTAAATTACAAACACGAGCAAAGGCCATAACAGAACCAGTCCAATACCACTCTGTCATCATGTTTTGTGGCAATATCATTCTTGCCATTTCAGGTGCAATGTTCTTATCAAGCATATCATTATAAACTGTTTTACATGCCTTGGTAATGTCTGTAATATCAAACTCTACCTCGGTTTCTGCACTGCCTTGTTTTTTATTAGCCGCTCTTTCACGCCACATGAAAGGCATATAAAATTGTGGTTCATCGTCAACATATCTACGACTTACCTCGTTCCATACTAAACCAACCTGGTGTTTAACAAGTTGTCTTGCAACAAACACAGGTGCTTTAATTAAAAATTGTAAGGTTGTGTGACCAAAAGGTGACCAATGATTATGTTCTGCAAGATACTTAATTAACTTCTCATCGTTATCTTCAAATTTAGTTTTTCTCTTATTGAAGGACACTCTAGCTGCGTTCACAACTGATAGGTCACTTCCCATTTTATCAATAATTTCAATATTCATTGTGGTAATGTTCCTGTCGGTTTTTCTTTTAGAAGATTGGCATTTAAACACTCAGCGTGTATTTTTTCTTTCAATGCCTTTGAAATAAGTCTTGTGACGGTCTCTATCTCTATCTTGTTTTCTTCACAATATAGTACGATAGCATCCATGTAGGTTATAGGTCTACGGTCTTTTACAATTCCTTCTATCATCAAACTAAATTCTTTACTGTTCATCTTCACCTTTCGAAATTGTATTAATTAAGTGGTAGTTTATTCTGTTACGAGGAAAACTACCAAAACCCTAAGCGACTAAGCCGCTAATGCAAATGTATTATCGTTTGCGTTTAATTAGCATGAAAGGTTGCCACCTATTAATCTCTTACAAACTTCTCAACACCTGTCGAATCCTGTATCAGCCCCATCATAAACACACTAAATCTTAGTATCATTCTCAACAATATATGCTGTCATATATGGTTTCTTTTTCGTCAAAGCTATTGCTCTTTTTTCAAGGTGTTCTTTGTTTTTGCTTCTAGCTTTAACAAAGGTCTTATCACCTGCTTTGACAACCATTTTATACTTCATACTTTGCCTCAATGTGTTTATGGTGGAGCTGGAGGGAATTGCACCCTCGTCCAGTCTGTCTACCATGTTTGTCGTCAACGACTAATTCTTTTATGAAGCAGCTGCTTCAGCATTTTCACTATTGTATTTATCGTAAAAATACTTAATCTCTTCTTTGAGGTCATCCATATAGTCTTTGGTTTCTTTTACAAAAACTTTAGATGAACCATCTTCGCCACCCATTATAATAACAATCTGTTCAATCTTCTGACCAAATATCTCCTCATACATATGTGCATAAGCAGTACATTGCATATAATAACTTTTGTTCCAAGCATCGTTACGCTCTTTGTTGGCAGTTTTGAAATCAATCACTGACAACTTACCATTATATTCTGCAATACAATCAACTTGACCTGCAAGTGTTAGTTCTTTAGACACCAAGATAGTTTCTAAACAATGAATGTTCTCAACTTGGTCAAGGTAAGGTTTCATAATACGAAACATACCTAAAGGCAATACATCTCTAGTGGATGCTGGTTCGCCTTTCAAATAATTCTCAATTAGTGTATGGGTTGCTGAACCACGCCTAGCGGCACGACCCATTTCCCATTTAGCGGCTTCTTCACCAACATTTTTACGCCATGCTACAAGACCTGGTTTAGGTCGTGCATTTAGGACAGTTGTTACAGACGGATATGCCTGACCATCAACTTCGTAAAATCGCATACCATTAGTACGCTTGCCTTTGGTTTGAGGCAGCTTCGTTTCATCAATCTGTACAAAATTAGCCATTATTTACTTCTCCATTATTAAGTTTGTATATACATTATATCTTATTATATTCACTTTGGCAAGCCTTATATGCCCTTACCTGTAAGTAAACCGTTATAATATTCTCTTTCAGCATTTATCTTTGCAACCTTTTCATCATTAAGACGCTTTTCAATTCAAATAAAAGACTTTGCTAGTTCAGTTGTTTCAGTTACACGCCTTGTCCAACCTTTACCAAAGGTATCAAAGGTACTTAGTTTCTCATAGTAACCTTGTCTTGCCTCTTGAAAGTTCTCAACTGCTTTTTCAATACCATGTTCTTCAACATATGCATCTACAGCCTTTAATGTGTTAGGTCCAATACCACCGTCTGCAACTGTACCAATCATTGTTTGTAGATACTTTGCACTACGGCCTGGTCCTGCATTTACACCAAAATCAAAAACACAAAGGTCCAAACCACTAGGTAAATCGTCACCTTTCATTTTGTCCCAATATCCTTTTTTGTAGATAGGTGCCACATCTTCTACTGTTAATTCTTTCATATCTTTTGTGCCACCAAATTCTTCGTAAACTCTTTTAGTAACACCTAAATTAGTTTCACCGCCTGGGTCTTTTGGATGGTTTACATAACCACCTTCATGGTGTAAGATTGCTTTTAAACATTTATCGTAATTCTCTTGCATTTTATTTCCTTGTTAGTTTGAGTATTTTCTCAATCTGTGCCTTGATAATTGGACCTCTGTTAGGCCAATGAATGTAAGGCTCGTCTGATTTAGAAAGATTATATAAGAAAGGTAATATCACCTTTTCAATCTCTTTAAATCTATTTTCATATACTTCGTTTGTAACCTCTTCGGTAATAGTTTCCTTTTCGGCTACAATCTGCATTATCTCATTCATCATCGACTTAATATCGCCGACATCTGATTTTACTTTTGATAATTCTAAATTATTTGTTTCGATTACCTTGGCGTCAACACTTGGTGTGGTTTCAACAGGTTTTGCAACTGCTGTCATACCCCAATCTTCATCGACATCAAAGCCTCGCATGTAATCTGGTAAATCTTTTGCCATATCTATTTCTTCTTTTGAGCTGCTTGTCGTTTTCTATGTTTTGCTACGACTTGCTGTGTTTTAATTTCTTTAGCACTCTTCTTACCGTGCTGGTCTGCAAATGGTGAGATAGGATGTGCTTCTGCAATTCTACTTTGCATCTCTTTCCAACCATTGTCTGTTTTCATCTGTCCATGACCCATGACACCACTTTTAGATATATTTATCGTTGTTAACATTTGCCGAATATGTTTATTCTTTTTTAAATAAACTTCTTTCTCAGCAATCATCATCATGTCATCAAAGACCTCGCCGGTCTTGGTGTTCTCAAAGGTATAGATTGGCATACTTTACTCCGATTTAAAAGGGTCTTTAGTCTTAAAGTATTTATTAATTACTTCTAACTGGTCATCGTACTCTGCAATTACTTTTAGTTCTTTTTCAATCTCGGTCAATACATCACCGTGTTCACCAATACCTGCTGGTCGTTGCATCAAAATTTCTACATTCATCTTATGTTTAGAAATATGACCTTTTGCATGGTCTATAACTGCTTCGATTGTTTGTTCTCTGTTGTACTCATTTGCCATTTATATGTTCCTTCCTAAATTAACGATTGTTCTTGTGCTTTCTGTACACCATCTATGTACCATTCTGGTACACTTGCCGGACTTTTCCAAGTGGCAAATCTTTGTTTCTCGAAAATGTAATACTTTCGATAACTTGCAACACTATCACCTGCAATCTTACAATAGTCTGGCATTGCTGGTGTTGGTTCTGTTGCAACTTTATTTAGTGAGATATTTTTAGGCGGATACTTCAAAGCGCCTTCTAACAATTGAATTGTTTTGTGGTCTAGTATATGACCATATCTCATTTTAAATTCTGTGTTCAACGCCATCATGTGTTTGTATAACCAATGATAGTTGTAGGCACTTTCCATAACCCATAATGTACTAGGGTGTCCTGTGTGACATGCCTTGTACAGTGTATGTTCCATGTTAGAATTAGGATGTCGCCATCTTTTAATTCTACGGCCTGCTTTTGTTTTATCTGTGTATTCTGTACCGTCAATCATACGGTGTGCTGTAGATAGCATCTGAGCGCTCTCTACAATCATCTTACACACATGTTTGTCACAACTCATTTGAGCTGCCACAATTGGGTCTTTATCTAAGTAAAATATATTCATAATTTAATCGTACTCCCTCACTTTTATTAGGAAGTATAACACAACCACTGTAAATGGCAAGCCTATAAAGAATAGACCTATCATTAATGCATCAACTTTCTTGTTACATAGTCCATCATCTTATACTTCTTTGCTAAGTCTATCATTTTGTGATACCACATAGCTTTCATATCATTATCTTTTGCATTGGCACATGCCTTGGCAAGAGAATTAAGTCTTCTCACCTCAATAGGTATGTGTACTTCTATGTCTTTCATAGTCATCATTATATCACTTTTTCTTATCTTTGGCAACCTCCAAATAGCGCTTATTTGGTTTGGTTTTTTGTGTTGGTAATTCGTTCCATTCCATAACTTGGTCTAATTTTATTCTGATTTCATCAGGATCCAGACCCATTTTCATTAATTCTTCTGTGCCTAGTGACTTGAAGAATTCTTCGTAATCACGGTTATTTAAGTCCCTTTTACCTAATTTTTTAAAAAAATCTTTATAAACTTTTTCTCTATCTCGTGTTCTCTTCGCTCTAGCTTTTGCGTTAATAGCTTCTTTTTTAGCTTTCTCTTTTTCCTCGCTAGCGAGCTCAAGGTCGTTCTTTTCTTTTTCTTTTCTTTTAGATTGTCGTTCAACACTTCTACTCCTTAATGAAATATTAGCCGCTATTAATAGTAATACGGCCAATGGGTCAAATACAAATATCAATACAATGATTACCCACCTTACAGCCTTATCAAAATGGTCTTTTGCATTTTCACCATATATTAACTCTGCAATATATTTAATTGGTCCTACTTCGGCTTCAATCTTATCTTGTTCTAATTTTAATACACCTTTTTGGTCTGATAGTTCAGCAATCTTATCACTTGCCTCGTTAATGGCAAGCGTTAAAGCGTCCCTTTCAGGTTTCTGTTTCTCTCTTTCTTTTAGACCTCTTGTAACATACTCCATACCAATATATGTTTCAAGTGTTTTATCTAAAAGAGTTAGAGTTTTATTTGCTCTATCAATTGTTAATTGTTGTTGATTTATTTGTGTATCAATTAGTTCAATTTTAATATTGTTTGAAGATGTTGGTTGTACTTGGTCTAGGTGTGCCTTTGATAAGAAACCAAAGATACCCATAGATGTGATAAAAATTAATACTACAACAGAAAATGTAAGATATAGTTTTATTGTTTTTGGTACAAGTTCGTTTCGCCAGTTGTTATACAACCATGAGGCGGCTACAAGTTTACCGACTTCTAATGCACTACCCATAGCAATGATAGGTATTACTGCACCTGCAAATAGTGTGGCCAGACCCATAATAGAATAACCAGCGGCTATTACAGATATGGATATGGCACTTAAAAATGTAATGATGATTGTTAACATACTACTGGTACTCTGTCTGAATTTTTTTGATTATTCTTTCTACTTTTATAAAATAGTTTTTGTCTGAAGCATAAGCGTCAAGTGTATGTAATAGTTTGATTGCATCCATTTCACCACTATCTCTTAACTCTTGGTATTTACCAAATGCTGTACCATTATTTAGTGTATTAATATAATGCAACACACTGTCACATTCATGTTCGTACACCTTTACACCCCACTTCTTAGGTTTATTAGATGGCAACATATGTGGTTCTCTGAGGTCGTATGTTCTCATACCAAATAAATTCTTACCCTCTAATGCAAATCTACTATTGCCCCAACCACTCTCTAAAGAGGCCTGTGCCTTTAGTAAAACTACATTTACTGGATAAACATCTGTTGTTGTGCTGTAGATATAGTCAACACACGCTTGTACATTGTCTAAGAATTGTTGATTGTTTGTATGTTCAAAGTCTGGTAGTTCATACACAGGCGCCGCCTGAGCAGGATTAGCCTGTGCCTTGTATAGGTAAGTGACACCAACTATGGCGCCAATTACCGTTACAAAAGCTAAGGTGTTTACAACCACCTTGATATCGTGCCAAATTTTACTGCTTTGCATTTCCTGACCTAACAACTAGATAATCATAACTTTCTATGATTTGTTCTGGCTTTTCACCGTATTCTGACCAAGTACCAATCTTTATTGGCTTGTTTCTTTTCTGAAAAAACATAATACGAGGGTCTTTTTGAAGTTTTTGCATCTTCTTAAAGATTTTCTCTGATTGTTTTTCAGTATAGTTATTTAGAATATCGGTTTGCCAACTACCTGTGTAATAGGTCATTTTAGGTTTGCCACTCTCGGCAAACTCCATAATCTTATCAGGAATCCTGTTGATGATTTCTTTTAAGTGGTGGTCTAGTTCTTTACATTGTCCCATAATATACTCTCTCTTTTAGTTGTTTATAAATCTGCAATTTTGAATTTTCTAATAACATTCTTAGTTGGTATAACTGTTGTGTTACCACCATCACCAAGTTCGTTATTGTCATCATAATTGTAGTCACTCATCAAAACATGAACCATTCTATCTTCTTTTACCAACCAACCGGTCGATACACAAATAGCAGGTTTCATTTTCTGAATTTCTTTCAATGATTTCCAACCAGCATCTGATTGAATATCCTCCCAATACACCAAATAGAAATCGTATGTAAACGGTATCTCTGGTATATCGTACTTTGTTTTTTTACTTGTAGGTTTTTTTGCCATAAGTTATGAACACTCTTTGTCTGCAATCTTTGTATCTTTTAGAAGTAAACATTTTTGTTTTGCATCAAGCTTCAATCTTAAATCAGCCATCGCACCATCAATGATACTTGGTAAATACTCTTGCATAATAGACACCATTTCTAAAGCATATTTATGACCAATCTTGGCCATTTCACTCTCCAAAAGTGCCTGTTTATCAATCTCATTAGCGTTAGTTATTACATGACCGATAACTGCTGTATTATAGTCATTTGCTTTTGCATTTGAGGGTAAAAACGCACCCCATATGAAAGCATTTGCTATCAGTAGTGTAACAATCAATTTATTTCTCATAATATATGTCCTTTTTTAGTGTTAATATAGGTATATTATACATTATATTGACATCTATGGCAAGCACTTTTTTCAATTATTTTAATATAAATGTTCTTTATTTGTTCTCATTTTGCATGAAATTCTCGTCCCAATTGAACGCTTCACGCACTAACGCTGAAGTTAAACCTTTATACATCTTGTTTAGGGTCTTATTCTTCATACCTAGTAGAAGTTCTGCCTCTTCTTGGTGTAATCCTTCTAACATCTGTATAAACATTGTTTCTTTCTGCGTCTTTGTAGTAGCTGCATCTGCACCATCTACAAAATGCCATAGTCTTTTGGCTTCATTGCGTAAAAGACCGTGTTCTGTACCCTTTGGTGCCTCATTAGCAATGTATGGTGGTGTGCCTGATGGCAATGCCCATTTGATATTAGGGTCAAATGCACCTTTCAATACCATTCTCAATGGTGAGTTGTCGTAATCTCTAAGAACGGCAATCTTTTTTGGTTTATCTTTTGCGTTGTTTACTTTAGTTAGTACCTCTGACATAAGAACAGTTCCTGTTCCTGTCGTACTATTCATGGCCGTCATGGCCTTTTGTGATATTAAATTTGGGTTTTGCGTAACCATAATTTCTCCTTAGTTGTTTTTCATTCAGTAATACTATTTATACGCCATCTTGCGTAGAGAAATTGCGTTTTGCGTA